TTGTGGGATCATTGTTTGTGACTTGGTGTACTTCGACACCGGATTTTTTAAGGAACTCTATCCCGAGATCATCTCGATAATGTTTACCAAAATAAACACGACAAATCCCAGACTGTAGAATAAGTTTAGCACACTCGAGGCAAGGACCATGGGTAATGAATAAGTCTCCCCCCAGTCCGGACTCGGTAGATCGAGCCAGTTTTGAAATTGCGTTAGACTCTGCATGCAGCGCCTCGGGCTTGGTTTTAAGATATCTATATTCATTTTCCGGAATCATCATCTGATATTCCGGATATTCAACTATTTCATCTTCACAGTTGTTGTCCCAGCCTGCAGGCATGCCGTTATAACCAATACTGATGATGCGGTCGTCCTTGACCACGATAGCTCCTACCTGTAGTCGCCTGGCGTGGCTAAGTTCAGCGACCCGCAGCGCGATGTCACTGTACAACTGTATAAATTTATTCTTCATTAACTTCTAGCCAGGTATGGTCGCCCATGTATTTTACTTTTATCTGATACACATAATCAACCGGAGGACCACTGCTCCAGTCGTTTGGACCATGATGGGACAGTATCATTTTTTCTTTTCTTCGGTCCCAGGCCAACCAGTAACAATTGCCCATTACAATTTGAAACTGATACTCGGCTGCGTGTACCGCATCTGTAACCTCCAAGCGACGCCTGATTTGCTGTGCTTGTTTTTCTAACACAGCCACTAGTTCTACAATACGATCATACTCTTGCTGGGCATACATCCTAGCATGATTGATCATTATATCTTTTTGTTGTTTAACTGGGACTAGATCAAATTTGTGGCCACCTGCTTCGGTAGGGTACGGTGTAACATTTCTATTAAAAAATGGCACCAACATGCCATCTACTTTTGCATCAAAACTATGTCTTCCCTTGGCGACGTTAGATTTTTCTTCGTCCATTGTACTACCGATCTTCGATAGGCTTACGACCGTCGGATACTTTGTGAAAAGCCTCAACCTCAATTGAGGAATACACATGCTGAACTTGATTGTCGCCGTACATAGTATTGGTTAATTTTAATTCACAAGCAACACCCAGTAACGCCAAGTGACGTATAGTCTCGTTAAGGTCTACGAGTTGCTGTTTGATCAGCTGTCCCAGCTCACGCTCGGTCATACTCTAAAGCTTTCACCACAACCGCAGCGATCCTTTTCATTTGGATTACGAAACTCAAATCCCTCATTGAGACCGTTGCGCACATAGTCTACTGTCATACCGCGCAGGTAGGGCCTGTATTTGGGATCAACGAACACCCGTACCCCGTTAGAGTCATGCGGTTCCATGCAGTGAATATTTTCATTGTCCATGTATTCTAACACGTAAGCAAGTCCAGAGCAACCTGTTGTTTTGACCCCGATCAAGATGCCTTCTCCTCGCCCTCGACGAGCTATGGCCGATTTGATTTTTCCAGCTGCAATATCAGTTACTGTTATCATGTCGTTTACGGTAATCTGCTACTGCTGCTTTGATGGCATCCTCGGCCAAAATGCTACAATGTATTTTGACCGGAGGGAGGGCGAGTTCTTCTGCAATCTGTGTATTCTTAATGCTACCTGCCTCGGCAAGCGTTTTACCCTTGATCCATTCTGTAACAAGAGAACTGCTTGCAATCGCCGACCCGCAGCCATACGTTTTAAATTTCGCATCTTCGATTAGTCCTGTTACGGAGTTGACTTTGATTTGTAATTTCATTACATCGCCGCACGCCGGGGCTCCGACCATGCCGGTGCCAACATCTTCGTCGTCCTTGGCAAAGCTACCTACGTTGCGTGGATTTTCGTAGTGATCAATTACGGCAGCTGAATAAGACATATATTAATCCTTTTACTGTGTGCAGGTTCGTTCTTGACGAATCGTACCATCACTAAATTGAACTGTGCGCCACTCTGTGCACCGTTGAGGTTGCACTGGTACATACACTGGTTGTGGTTGCATAACTGATTCATTCACTGGTACTGGTCTTGTAGCCAGATACACTAAGCCGCCACCAATGATCATTGGCGCCACCCAGTCTCCGTAACTATAATATATATGACGGGGGCCCGGCCCACGGAAATGTGATCCATGATACCCCGATGAATCTGCTGTTGCAGGGAGTGTGCAGACCAATAAAAATACACTAATAAGCTTTTTCATGTTACTGTTCCTTGTTTATTGAACCCCACAGTTTCTCTTGCAATATCATTGTGATCAAATTCTGCCCAATACAATTCAAATGCAACACAGTCTGTAACAGCTTCAAATTGATGATATTCTCCAGGTGCAACTTTGGTATATTGACCTGCTTCTAAAATAGTTTCATCGACTAAATCGTAATTGTTTTTCCAAACACGAATTATCATTTTTCCAGATTCAACAAAGAATCCATTCCATTTAAATTTATGTTTGTGCTTGCTACACACTCCGCCAGCTTTGGCTTCGATGCGATGAAATTCTAAAACACCGTTAGCTTCTAGCAATTCGGTTTGTCCCCACACTTTACCTTGTTTCATGTTACTGTTCCTTGTTAACGACTAGTTTCCAATCCTTTTTTTGATTGGAAAATTTTATGGGATCGTATGTGTACTGCTCGGGACAAAATTTGCACTGGGGGATAACATTATCAATTGTTCGAAAAAATTCTTCGCCTCGCTGATCAAAATCCTCAACACTCAATGCATCATAGCTATTTAACAAAATTCGATCTTCGTCGCTAATGTCAAAATTGTGTTGTTGATCAAATTCAGGCATCAGTGCAGCCGGGCCGCACTTGTAAATTTTTCCACGTATCCAATGATAATTTTTAAATTTAGCGAATGTGCAGTTGGCATGAGCTGCGTCAGGATCACTGTTGTATAATCCAAATCTTCCATTGGACTGTTCAATGATGTTGCTTTGAACGAAGTGATCATGCACCCATACATTAACTTTTCTATTATTGCTATCACAGAATTGATACTTAGATCCTGTGGGATGATTGGGATCAGAAGATTCAACTATTGAACCTTTAAGGAATCGTCTGATTCTTCGAAATAATTCGTCAAGATCATCAGTGCTATGTGCACTAACCCCAATCCAAGCAATACGGTCAATTGCATCATACAGCCCCGGGACTTGATCAATGCGTGTACCGTTGCTTTGTATTTGTACTCCCCATTTTGGCCATAGTCGTCTAAGACCCGGAATCCATTGGGTAATAGTTGCATTGAGCAAGGGCTCACCGCCTAATATTACCGAATGCGCAACTTCAATTTTCTCTGCCCATTTGGCTAGATTATCGCTGTAGTCATTCCAATTCTGTGCACCCTTGAAGTTGTAATTATTGTAACGATTACATCCGCCGCAAGTCAAGTTACACACATTAGTGATGTAAAATTCAAGCTTGCCGAGTAAAAGTCGTGTCATAGGTTAAAGAAGTGCTAGTAAGGAGTTTACTAGAACTTGAGATAAAAAACAAGTAAGTTTGGTTACATGCTGCGTGATGCGGCACGTTTGGCTAGTCGATCAACTGTGTCCTGTGCTTTGTCCACGGTCATTTCTGGCTTTTTGGTATCGCCACCTTTGAATACCACATTGCCGGTGTCATCTTCAACTGCAGCAATCATATTGCTCAAAGGAGGTTGTTGGGATAGTTCCTGCAAACGTTGTTGAGTTAGACTAATGCCTTGATTTGCAGCCAATTGCAAAAAGCTCTTGACTGAAATTGTTTTTTTAGCATCAGTATCGTCGGCGCGACCCAACAAAAACTGGCTTAGTGCTGCCAGCTTTGCTGTGTCGGGATCAAACTCACCAAGTTCGAATAAGAACATTATCGACGCTCACGGCCCAGCTTGACTGCCGGCAGTTCGTCTTCATCATCGTCAGGCATGAGTGGTAGTTCAGGCTCACCACCCATACCATCAGCACCGTCTAGCGCATCTGGGGAAGGCAACCCGCCTGGGGCGGCGCCTGCGCCCATGCCTGGAATTTGTGAAGCTTGTCCAGTCAAGATACCCTGGGACTGTTCCATCTGTGTCTTGCCTTCTTGCAGCGATTGCAGCAGCTGGGTTAGCGCAGCAGAAGTACTGGTTTGCAGCTGAGCAGCTTGATCCTGGTTGCCTTCGTTCTTGAGAGTTTGCACAATGGCCGGCAAGTCCTTGAATTGCATTTCAGAAACATCTTCGGTCATTTTCTGAATACGATCAACCATGTCTTGCATGGCCAGGATTGTTTGACTCTTTTGCAGCTCGTTTTCTTCGCGCAAGCGGCGACGTAAACGGGCTTCTGTCTTCATAAGAGCAGCACCGGCCACTTGCTTTTGTTCGTCGGGGTTGAGATTTTGTCCCTTGGCAGCCTTGCCTAGTGCAATCTTTAGTTTGGGATCCTTGGTAGCTGCTACTGCTTGTGCAGTTTGGGCGGCCTGTGCCTTCTTGGCAGCATCAGCTTGTTGGGGGGTTTGTGGCACAGCCGGTGTGCCCGGTGCTGCAGGTGCGCCCGGGATAATAGCTTCGCCTAATGCTTTGGCTTTGGCTTTGGCGCTTTTTAATTCAGCCTGTGTGGCGCCGGCACGACGAGCAGCTTCGGCATGCTTTGCACTGCCAGACTTGGCATACTTTGCCAGCAGCTCTTTTCTTGATCCACCTTGGCTTTTTGGATTGTAGTCAGTAACATCAGCAGCTTCTTCAACCTTTTCCTTCTTGCCAGAAATTTCTTTCTTGGCCTCAGCCTTGGTTTTCTTGTACTTGGCCAAGAAGTCAGCTGCTGACATTTTGCTGTCTGCAATATCAGCTGCAAGTTCTTTAACCTTGCCTTCTGAAATAACGCTGGTCAGTGCCTGGCCCATCATGACCAGACGCATGTAGTCAGGATTACGTTCGCTGTAATGGCGGCTGGGACTGTTTTTGTGTTCGCGCACCAAGGCTTGCACCTTATCAAGCATACGACGTGCTTTTGCACGGTTGATGCCAGAGAAATCAACGCGGTCCCCTAGTATACTTTCGAATACCTTAGCGACTTGTTCGGTGGGACGGTTGCTGCCCAGTTCGTGAAGTTTCATTGTTAAATCCTCTTAATTGCCAATATTTAGCCAAATTAATACATTTGTCTAGCCGAAGGTCTAATCGTTTTAAACGATATTTTCTTTCATTTATCTTGTCTTCAGCTATTGCACGCAGCTCTCGTTTTGTGCCTTTACCTAGAGACGCTGACCGCACTGCAAGATCTGCCCGCAGCAGCATCCGCTTGGCATCTAAGTGTTCAATTTCGTCCCGCAATCTACGCTGGCTGTACTTGTCAGATACACACCAGCTCAGAGCAGTCTTGATGCTGGAAAATACAGCCTGTGCACTTTCATTTTTAAATACTTTAATAGCCCCTTCTTCGGTAGTAATA